ACCCCTAGAATACCAAGCCTCAGGAAATCCCAACCCGCCCCATACGTGATTGAACGCCGCTCGGTAGGTGTCTATCGTGCCCGACTGTTTCAGGTCTGGCGCGTTAAACTCCCAGTTCTCAGATTCGTTTACTATCTGTACCATGCCCCGCTTGGGAGGGCCAGACTTGCGAATTGCAGACGCTCGCTCGTCTACTTCGGCTTGATCCCCCATGACCTTAACAATCCACGCAAAGTATCCAGCCATCTGTTCTCTGTCTGCCAAGCTGAATAGCATTTCGTCCGTTACGTCCATCCAGTCTGCGCCGCTCAGCAAATCGCTTGTCCCTCGCGGCTGATTGCTCATGGCATTCGTCCGATAGTATAGACATGATCCACTGTACTCTGTTAGGCTATAATTTTTCAGCATCACGATTTCCCAAGGGGCCAGCAGATTTGCCCCTTGCGCTTGCCTAGCAGTTATCAATCGTCCCTCATACTCTGGCGGGACCTTGCTTGCCACAACCCCGTTCTCAACAACGCTTTCCGCTTCCTGTACGATTCGATAGACTCGCTTGTCATGCCCAGATCGCCAACTGTCAGTTTCCAGACTTGCCGATAGCACTATCGCTACCCGCCTCATCGCATTGTCTGGGTCAGTTTCGACACGCTCAATCTGCCCAGGATCTATGTAGCCTATACGTACCTGGCCGTCACTCTGGCGCACGAACACTGGGAATAACTGTTCGCCCAAAATGAATAGCTGATGTGCGAACTCGCCAGCTCGCTCATCCAGCTTGTTGCCTTCCCAGAAGGCGTCCAGCAATTCTTGTAGTTCAGGACTATCTTCTGCTTGTGGCGCAACGCCGCTGCCGATTACATAATCCCTTTTGATCGCCATTGCTCGCTTTGCCACAGGATTCTTTTGCCACAGTCCCCATGCTAGATTAAGCTGCTTCTCAGGACTAATATCCGACTTGCGTACCCCCCCATCACCTAATGACTTATAGCCATACTTTGCCAATGTCCCCGATGACGGCTCGTCTTCGGCGCTGGTCTCTACGGCCTCGCTGAATCCCTGCGTATATGCGTGCCGTCGCTCTACTGATAGCTGCCGCCTAGTAACAAGCCCTAGCCGTTCAAAGATTCTATCTATAACTGCCATTGGTCGCCCCCGTTAATGTCCACGTATCGTCCTCGCGCGCTGCCCAACCCGCCGCCGCCATTAATATTATGATTGCCACTATACACAAAATGGTCAAGCCTTTTCTCATGCCCAGATACTCTTTCTCTTGGATTTATAAATGTCTAGCCCCACGTCAACTGAAGCTCCTGCTGGCGGGCCGCTCAGCTTTTCTCCCAGCCGATCTACATACGCTACTGCATATCTAGTCATGTCTAGTCCGTGATCGTCTTGCTTGACTGGCTGCTCCTTATCATTGTTCGCCCAGATATAATTCGGGATTTCGTCCTCCGCTTGATAAGGCTTCTTTTCCTGGATTAGCCCCTGGTCTGCTTCTCGCAAGCTGTCACGCAAAAAGAATATCATAGCGGTCTCGAATCGACTCTCTACTGCGTCTATCCCTGGCCGCACTTCGTTGAATCCCTTGACTGCATTTAATCCTGCATTTCTAAATTCTTGGATATAGGCTGGCTGCGAAGGGTCACACGCAAACGCCTCAATCCCAAACTCTGCATCGAGTTGTAACGCCTTTTCTACCCACCAACTGTTACCTCGTTCCCGGTGATAGTACTGCGCCACAAGATACATTGCGCCCTCTCCCGTAACGCCCCACACACCCAACGATCCCGGATTGCGATAGCCCCAGTCAACGCCAGCCACATAACGCGGATAGTGATCGGCCGCGGCTTCTCTGTAGATACGATGTGTAGCCTCGTCGTATCCCGTGTAGATTGCCCCCTCTGCCTGCGCCACCCGGCCCCATCGCAGTCGTTCTTTACGTACTCCGGTCAGCGCGTCCAGCACTGCCATTGTCCTCTTGCCCTGTGCTGTGATTATACCTGTCCGAGGATCGAATAAAATAGGATTGTCCGCGTGCTGTGACGTAAACGTCCTGAGCGAGTCTCGATGATACATCCAGTGAGAAGGCCATGCAGGATTCGCGTCCCCTATCGTCTGTGCGTATGGCATGTGACCAGCTCGGCCCGTGGTTCGCGTTGTTAGGATTTCCCAATCCTCAACGTTCAACTCCTCCACCTGATTTACGTATACGAGGTCATGCTCCGCCGATAGTGTTTTACTCGATTTGTCCAGTCCCGTGATCCAAAGCCTTGCCCCGTTAGGATAGTCGAACCACTCTGGCTTCTCGCCACCATAAGGCTTGATCCCCCACGCCTCAGGCCGCCCGCCTAGTACCTTCCGCCGATATGTCTGCAATACTGTCGCATAGGTGCTCGCCAATGTTTTACGCGCTATAACAAGTGACGCCTCTGGATACTTCAATGCGCACAGATGAATTTTGTAACATGCCGAAATCGTCTTGCCCGTTTCTGCCGGCCCATGCAGCAATGCCTCAGGCCCTTTGTATGCGGCAAACTCGGCTGCCCCACCATAGAATGTGAATGATGGCTCAGATGTCGTCATCTGGATTGATCCCTCCGATGCGTACTATCTTGATCGGCTCGCCCTCCGCCCCCGTGATCTCTGCGCGCTCCGTCTTGGCATAGCCCCGCTCTCGGCCCTTCATTGTCAAGTACCATTTGGCGTCACTGGGATTAACAATGTTTCCAGGCCCCTCATTGCCATCCTCGTCCACGCCCTTGTCTCTTTGTATGTTATAGGCCAGTATGATGTTCGTTGCCACTACTGACTCTGAGATGTCTAGCATCTCCTCCTCTTCAGCGGCTAGTGCTTCCCGCGCCCCCGCCCACTTTCGCAAGTAAACATAAAGAGTTGCGCGCGAAACCCGCAGGTTACGCGCAATTGTCATCTTGATCCCGCCACTTCCCTTTATGGCCGCAATGACTTCTTCTCGTGTGCGCTTATTGGGTCGTGCCATAGTATAACAATTCCATTAATTCATACCAACGGTTGTGGCTCAAGTCCCATGCCCAGCATCCTCTCCAGGCAAACCGCCGTGTAAGCCTCCGATATCTCCATGCCATAGCACACTCGCCCTAGCTGTTCAGCGGCCACCATCGTGGTGCCGGATCCAAGAAACCAGTCAACGATAATCCCCGCTCCTTTAGTTCGGCCCACAAGAGCAATAATCAAACTAACGGGCTTTTCAGTAGGGTGACTAAATTCGCGATTCTCCCCACCAGTAAAACGTCCCGCCCATCTATGTCGTAAAATATCTCGCTTGTGCGCTTGCCTCGACCAAATCAATTCAAAACAAGAACCATACATTCTATCAAGGGTCTCATCTAGACGCTTATCCCAAACATACCAAGACCCTTTGCGGCCAGTGCCGGGCAATGTGTTCACATAATAGTCTGCCCCAAACCAAAATTGTTCTTGTGGGCCAATAGAGATAAATGAGCTGGCATCAAATGGCTTGTCATCGCCAATCACAGGCATATATTTATGGCTTTGGCCAGGCCTAGTTTTCGCCGAAATCAATTGTGAAAAATCTGTATCTAATCCCATACCGCAAGGGGGATCTGTCACAACTGCGCCAGCCTTCTCGCCCCCCATCAGTCTTGCCACGTCCTCTGCGTTTGTCGAATCTCCGCACATCAGCCGGTGGTCGCCGATCTCCCAAATCTGACCTCGCTCAGTCTGCCACTTCTCTTGCAGTTCCGCAGCCTTGTCAATCTGTGCACCGGGGTCTTCCCGTGTCTCCAACGCCTCACCTATAATCTCTTCCAGTTCTCCCGCGCCAAACATCGCGTCCAGATCAATCCCGTCACCAAGATCAATCGCAATCTGCTCAGCGTCCCAGTCTAGTCCGATCTCTGAGCTGCGATTGTCCATATAGGCATACTGCCTTGCTGGCCCCTCGTTATCTGCCAAGTCCCAGTCTGTGCGCTGCACAACGACTAACTCTGTGCCGTCGGTCTGCACAACCCGAATTGGCAGATCAATCTCCTCCGCAACTTCCAGCGTTTTGTTTCCTGCTACTACACGACCTTCAGCGTCAACAACTATGCTACGCCCCGCCCCAAGTTTACGCAGTGAACCATCCAGCATATACCGCCCACGCTCTGTGCCCAAGTTTGCATTGCGAATATCAGGCGTTAGATCATCTCTGCTTTCAATCTCTTTTGCCATTCCCCTTCCCTTACGCCAACTGATCCCGTACCCAGGCCCGTTCTCGCAGTTAACGTTCTTCCAACGCCGCCAGCCATAATCGCTTAGTATAGCTGTATCCATATCTATCTCTCAGGTAGCTTAGATGTCGTTTCCTAGCCTCGTGTGAATGAGCCTTCCGATGACAGTCCTGGCAAAGGACGAGCATGTTCTCCTTAGACCAAGTCCCATTATACCGCCTGGAAATTATGTGATGAACGATCTCTGAATATACCCCACAGTCCTGGCATCTATTGTTATCCCGTTCTCGGACTCGCTTGTGTATCCGCAACTGCTCAGATGTCATACCACAACTCCTCTATCGGCTACTCCTCATACGGATCCATCTTCCCGCCTCCAGATAGAGTTAGCTATGCCGCACCAAATAGTCAACTAACTGCCCCACTATCCTAGTGCTATCGTCTAGCAAGCCAAGTGCGCAAATCGCGCATATGCCTTCTTGAGTTTCTAACAGCTCTCTGGGCAGCCTGTTCCTCTTTGCGGTCTATATCATATTTCACGAGGCACTTCGCAACACAAGCCTTACACCAATAGGCATACCCGTCGTTCAGTACACCTGCCCCCTTAGAGAACTCACTGGACGGTTTAGTCTCGCCGCACCTATTACACACCCTAGTTGCCTCTATCGACTGCTCCGTGTAGGGATTCACATTGCCCTTTTGTCCATCTCCCACCGCAAAATTAAACCCACTAGCATTCCTGCAATAACAATTAGACTTATAAATAGAGAGTTCATCCCCAGCTCCTTTCAGCCTCACCTTTAATACTAGCACGTTTTACATGAACTGTCAAGCTCTACTCTAGCCACTTACTCCCTGCCGAAACTCATTATGGCTCAGCTCTTCAAGAATATCTTGCCAGTCCTCCTCGACCTTATCTAACCGCTCCGCCAGATTCGCCTCTAACTCTTCGATTCGCAATTCTAACTTTTCTGCTCTCTCCAGTGCAAGTTGTCCCACCGGTATAAATTGATCCGCCGTTAACGTTATTGTATGATTCTCTTGCTGAGCCCCCATTACATTATCCCCGCCCATGATAGCACTCCTTTTATAATCGCTGCCGCTAGTGCCAATGCGAATCCGCTTACGCCTAAGCTAAAACATATCTCCATGATGATTTGACCCGCTGACTTCCTAGCTCGCAGCTCCTCCCACATCGCAACCCACCAGGCGGTAAATTCCCCTGGCTGTAGGTCCGTCATCCACTCATGCAGTTCTGCTGCACTGTCAAGCTTCAACGATTCCTTTAGCATCTCTTTGCCCTTCATGATCTCCCCTCCTCCGTTATCTCATAGACATCCTCATAATGCGGATTCTCTAAACGCCGCCCTAGAAACCGTAGCAAGTAGCCCCACCCTGGCGACACAGGGCAACGCCATTTTACTAGCCACACAGGAGCACCAGCCATGTCCATATGCAACGCCCATCGTCGTCGCCACCCAATACAAAACCAGTATATGCGTTTCAAGATCGTTGGTGATACAAACTCTAGCCCCGCTTCTGCATTAATCCTGTTAACCATGCGTTCTCCTCAAATGCCTCCAGCCCTCGCCTTACATTCCACCAACAAATCCTGCACCCTGGCCCGTTCCCGTTCTGGTAGCCGCGAATAGTCATATCCGTGCTGATCTTGCAGATACTGCAAATGACGCCGCCGCGCGCTCCTGGTGTGTGCATTCACTCGCTGCCCCCGATGATGATGGGGGCATAACATTATGACGAGACAGAGATAGTTCGCCTTGCTGACTATGTGCTCCATTTCGATCCCAGGGTGCTCGCCGATCGTTCCTTGTGCTACACAGTCCTGGCACACATAACCATCACGCTCTATGCACTCCTCACGCAAGGCTGCTGTCGGCTGTTCCTCATAGGGATTCATAATAGCCTTATATGCCCACCTTGTCAAGCCCTCGACATATCGCTAACCAAAGGGCGACCTTCCTGACTAGCACTAACCAACCCAACTCCGCTTTTGTATAGGCCCATGTTCCCCTCCGATAGCCATACATCTCCGTTAGTAGCCGCCACTGATAACCCACCAGTCGCATAACCCTCCGCCTACAAAATCTTCCTATCATCGCCCTTTCTCCTCCTCATAATCCTCTAGCTGTTCTTCTATATCAATTCGCTCCCGCCGTCGCCGCCTGCGATTATAACTCCGCTTTGCTGCCTTGCGTCGTCCAGATCTCCAACGCAAATATCGTCGCCAGCCTGTCAAAGCATCTTGCTCAATCCCGCCCCGTAACGGGATGATCATCGTTAGAGTATCCCCGACATTCGCAATATACCCGTTACTATTGCTGTGGCTATTGCCAACACAAATCCGCTAACTGCTATGGCGGCGCTTATTGATATGATTTGTGTCCCTAGCGCGACCCTTTTCTTGCGCTGTTCCCATATAGTTGTGCCCCAGCGATAAACTGCCTCGGCGTCTAACTCCTTAACCCACGCTAACATATCGGGCAGATTCTTATACTCTAGTGATTCCTCGACTAGCTCTGTCCCCGTTTTCATCGCCATCCTCCTTAACTTCATAAACACGTATTGTGCTCCGAAAATACAACTCCCGACCGCACTCAGGGCATTGCCAGACAGCGCAGTCTCGATATATCGACAAGATAGCTATCCACGGCCGAAATACCCTGCCGCACACA